TCGCGGTTACGGTTGGTAGCTAGACTAGATAGGTTAACTAACTGATCAATTTTATTTTTTATTTTTTTATCAAGTTCTCTACGTTTACTTATAGAATTAAAGAAAGTCTTTACAGGGGGCATCTTACCTTTTCCTGAGATATTTTTACCGCGGTGTTTGTATCGGGAATAAAGCCTTGTGTGAATCATCCATATAAAAAATACACCATTATTTTAATAAGTCAGGATGGGTCTCTCAATTATCATGGGGAACATGTTTTCAGGTAAGACCTCAGAACTTATTCGAAGGTTGAAACGACTCAAAATTTTAGGGAAGCGGATTGTGGTTGTAAATTCTGCGAAAGATACGAGATCTCCTGATGAAGTTCTCAAGACCCACGATAACGTAAAGTTTGGTTGTTACAAAGTATTTAACTTGTATGAACTCACGGGAAAGTGTGACTTTGAGGATTCTGATATTGTAGCTATCGATGAAGCGCAGTTTTATCCCGATCTTAAAAGGTTTATCGTGACATGTCTAGATATGGGGAAGGATGTTATCATCGCAGGTCTCGATGGTGATGCGTTTCAGAGGAAATGGGGAGAACTTCTAGAGTGTATCCCAATTGCCAGTGAAGTTACAAAGTTGTCAGCATTGTGTATGTACTGTAGACATGAGACCCCGGGTCCATTCACAAAGCGCATAGTGAAAAACACAGAACTCGAACTCATCGGTGGGAGTGATATGTATGTCGCAGTCTGTCAAAAACATCTATGAACATCTAAGATGAGTACGACTCGTCGTCCTTCACCTGTTTTTATAAGTTCATGGTACCTCGAATGATCAAATAGAAACTCTTCACCATCTTCGTGTATATGTGATCCTTTCTCAGTATAGAGTGTACAATCACCCCCACCCTCTATAGTAAGATGATACCGTAAATACCAGTTCGATTCAGCCCGATGTGGCGGAATAACCATTGATCCCTCAACCACGGCGAACCGAGCAGTCTCTTGATGGATACTGGGAATCTGATCAATCAGACTTTTTAAAAGTGGGAAATTTTCGGCTTTATAGAAATAGTACCCATCATTTGTATCAAACCATGGGTCTATATCATGGAAGAGGTGACGATCAAGTGTGGGTGAAACTTCAAGAAACTCTCGACGTATCTTGTCGTAGTGTGCCTTTACGAGCCAGAGTCCGGGAATTTCAGGTGTGGATACCACACTTAGAATATCTATAAATGTATTCTGTATACCCACCATGATACGTTTCGAATTACTGAAATAAAGGCGATCTATCGGTGCTTTCAAATAATCATAAAGTAACATGCATACGGGGACCAGTAACACAGGCCACATTATTTTCTCCATAGATAATAAAAATGCCAGGTTACCCCAGAAAGTCTATGTATGCTGCCCCAGCACCAAATGAGGAGGTTGACACGGTCGAGAAGCGTTTTGTCATGCCTAACATTTCCCTTGTTCAAATTGCTCTCGTCATCATGGTCGTCGCCTACGCCTATTCGGCTCGGAAGGTGAATGGTGTCGTCGCGGGTTCCGTCGCACTCACTGTGGTCCTTCTTCACCTATATGATCATTTGTACCGTGTGAAACGTGGTCCCGAAAGCCTTTTCTTTTTGCCCAAGAAGGAAAAGTATGGCTGCCAGGCGTGTAAAAATTAAATACTCATAAATTATAAGTATGCGCGTCAAAATTACTAAAAGTCCTAATTCTAAAAAGAAGTTCAGGGCGACCTTAGAAGACGGCAGGACTGTTGACTTTGGTGCCAGTGGGTATTCCGACTACACCAAACACAAGAATCCTTCACGTATGCGTTCTTATGTACTCCGCCATGGCGGTAAAGTACCGAAACGTATTATAGCAGAACGAGATCCAAAAAGGATTCATAAAATGATGCTCGATGTGATATCGAGTGACAAAGAAGACTGGAAGAAGAGTGGTATCGACGGGGCTGGATTCTGGTCCCGTTGGTACCTCTGGGGTCACCCTACGTTTGAGGAGGCGAAAAAAAGTATTTCGAATAAGTTTGGGATGGTTTTCATCTAATATACAAGAAAATCTTGAAATGTCACTATTTCCCCTTGATTAATAAGTACGACGAAGTTGTGATCATCCTTTGTGAAAAATAATGGATTTGGTGACGCTAGTGTATATACACGATCTATGGTTATATTGATGCGATCCAGGTATCGAAGTACTACCGACAGATCTATCATGTCTAAAGCAATTCTAAATTTACCAACAGAAAACTCATACGTATCATCGTGATTCTTATTGAGTAAATGTTTCTTTATAAATTTTTCAGTCTCATTTTGTGGATTTGAACCGATAGTATTCACAGTTTGAGAATACTTCATCAAATCGCGAACACCGTGGGCGAGTTTTTTTATAAAGACGCACTTCTCTGGAGTCATACTCTATATTACCCTAAAAGAAATTATCTGTTCGGTACATGTTAACATCAAATGAACCAGTTTTTCCGGTTACAGAAACTGATTCATTTCCATATAGTTCCTGACATCCGATGTCATCTACACAGTCGCGACCATCATGATTCACTGGGATTGGGTACAGGTTTTCACCCCCAGTTGTAGTGTAGTAATGGTAGCGATCTCGGCGACCACGAACCTCCTTACCGTAAAGGGGTAGAGTCTCACCTTCTTCTCCTACGATGATACCCATCTGTTGCATGTATCCAGGTTTGTATTGCTTAATTGGTGGTCCTCTGAACTCTGGTGTACGTATAACCTCGCGCGATACGATAGGTCGGGGAGGTGGCGCCATGACTGGAACCTCCACCTGTACCTCAACGATCTGTGGATTGTACCACATGTAACCCACAGTGAGGACGAGTACAACGAGTGCGATCATCAACATTTGAGTCTTTGTCTTCTTCTTCATTTACTATAGTTAAGGAAAATCTTTCACTTGGAGATATGAAGGTACTATCAATTGATATTGGATATCATAATATGGGATTGGTATTAGCAGAGTCTTTACCTGTACCAAATATCACAGTGGAATATATAAAGAAAGTGAGTCTCGGAGACTACAAATATATACGATCAAACAATTTTGTAGACTTGATTCCTTTATTTGTAGAAGACCATCAAGAAATTTTTGATTCAGCTGATAAAATACTTATAGAAGCACAGCCACCGGGTGGTTTCACTAATATTGAAATCCTATTACATTACATGTTCAAAGAGAAGGTTTCTTTAATTTCACCTGTGAGCATGCACGCACATTTCGGAATGAGACATCTTGATTATGACCAAAGAAAAGAGAGAACTGTATCCATATCTGAAAAATATATCGATGGAGATATTCCATATGAAAGAAAACATGACATTGCTGATGCTCTATGTATGATTGTGTACCATAACTTTAGAAATTGTGTACATTTTTCGATAAGTTTAGGTACTCATAGGTTTACCTTTAATTAATTTATCGAAATCCTTTACAAACGTATCAAAATATCCCAAACGATATTGCACAAATGCCCAAAGTGCGAAAAATGTGGTTTTTGTCAGTTTATTCAGTTCATTTTCTTCCATTTTATAAATAGGTCCCACAACTTTTCCCATGAATGTCTTTTCCTTATCACGCCCCGTGACATACATCTCAGCCTGAGTCAAGGCACATGTATCATCATTTACTGACCAGTGATAAAAGATAAATGGAATGATCATCGAGTAAAATTCCAGGTTTCTTCTATTGTTCATGAAAGGTACCACGAGGATCCACAAAAGAAAAATAAGATGAATGATGAATATTATATTCATTTACTATATATAATGGTAAAAGAAAAAATTATATGGAACGACCAGCATGAAATTATATTAAGACAGTGGGGCGAGACCTGTGCGTGCTACAGGTTTATGCACCATCGTGCGTTCTTACTCTATAAAGATTTGAGTATGAAGTTCACTTTACCTGTGATTGTTCTTTCAACTATTACAGGGACTGCAAATTTTGCACAATCGACTTTACCTCTCAGTATTCAGCCAGCCGCGCCATCTGTTATAGGTGGTTTAAACTTGATAGCGGGTCTCAGCCACAATTTCAAATTTCCTAAAGATTAACGAATTGATGGAAAATCATAGAACTGCCGCGTTATCACATGGTCTCTTATCTAGAAATATTCGTTTAATGTTAGCTATACCACGAGATGAGCGTAAAATTCATGGTCTGAAGTTTGTAGAAGAATGTAAAACTGAATATGATAGACTACTTGAACAATCTCCACCAATTCCTAAAAAAATTATGACAAACTTTGAT